TTTTTGATGTCGGTAAGAGCCTGTTCGGCAGCCTTGATCTTATCGGTGTACTTGTCGTACTTGTCAGCCAGAGAATCGAGCTTCTTGTGCTCGTCCTTGTAGGCCGTGTTCAGCAGCTTGTAAGCTTCGGCTGCCTTCTTGCGCTCCTTACCGGTAGCCTTGGCGCTCTTGGAAAGCGCCTTGAGCTTGTCGGACATGTCCTTGAACGACTGGTCGATCTGGGCTTTGTTTCCGTCCAGGCCCTTCTTGAAGCCGTCATTGACGTAGTTACCGACCTTCTCGAATTCCTTCGAGGGCGAGTGAATACCCAGGAAGTCCTTCGCTCCGTCCAGAGCAGCACTGGCGACCTTCTTAGCAGCATCCTTGATGACGCCAATGCCGCCCATAATGCCCTTGACCATGCCCTTGACGATGGCGAGAGCCAGACGAACGCCGGCAGCTCCCATTTCCTTGGCGTGAGAATCGATAGCTTTCGAGACACCATTGACGAAGCTAATGATCAGCTTGACGCCGGCATCGATGATCTTCGGAAGGTTCTTGGATATCCCTCCGAGGAAGGCCACGATGACCTTCGTCGCGGCATCGATCATCTTTCCGATGTTCTGAGCGATACCGTTCAGGACACCAGTGATCAACTTCATACCAGCGACGACCATCTTGGGCACGTAGTTCGCGAGTTGCTGAAGCAACATCGTGAGCATACGCAGAAGCGTCGACACTATCTTTGGCGCGAGTTTGTTGATGGCGTTGAGCATCGCCGTCATGACCGCGGTCATAGCCTGGAATATCGCCGGTCCAGCCGTAGCGATCACCTTAGCGAACGCAACGACACCCTTACCGATTCCTTCCATGAACTTCGGGATGAGACCGATCAAACCACCAACGATACCGATGATGGCCGCCGCACCTGCTGCACCTGCTGCCGCTAGAGCCGTGAGGCCCGTGGCGAACAGAAATACACCAGCTCCAGCAGCCAACATGCCGACGCCAAGAACGCCGACAGCGATACCAAGAGCGATCATTAGGGGGACCACCGGAGCGAGCAACAGCGCCGCCGCTCCGAACACCGCAAATACGCCGGCCAACATGAGAAGGGATGTACCGATCTCAGCCAGAGACATAGCTGCGAACTGCTGGAGCACAGGAGCCAGTACGGCCAGAGCAGCCGCAATAACGAGCGTTGCTGCGGCACCCGGAAGGGCCCCGGTCATTAGCAACATGGCGCCTGCAATAATGCCCATCGTGCCGGCGAGCATCGTCATGGCGAGCCCGATCTCTTCCCAGGAATATGCAGCGAATCCAGAGAGGACACCAGCAATTTGCTGGAGGGCGAGAGCGACGATGAGTACACCAGCCGCGGCAAGAGGAGCCGTGGGAGGAATAACGTACAAAGCCGCCGCAATGATGGAAAGAGCGCCTAGCATGACGGTGAGACTGGAACCGATCTCGCCCCAGCTCATCTGAGCCATTTCCGCAAGAGCCTTGGCCACCATACCCAGAGATATGGCTACGCCGAGAACTCCAGCCGCGGCAAGAGGTGCCGTGGGCGGAATAAGCATGAGCGCACCCGTGATGATGCCAAGAGCACCAGCAAGAGTTACCAGACCACGTGCGATCTCAGTCCAAGACAGCTTGGACATGTCGGCTACAGCACTGGCGAGGATCTTGATCCCTGCCGCCAGCAATATGATTCCGAGTCCCTGAGAGATTCCGCCCCCGTCCGCCTTAGCGAACTTGGTGAAGAGAACCAGGCTCCCGAGAATTGCTCCTACGCCGACCAGGCCCTTGGCGAGATCCTGCCAACTGAGCCCCGACAAGTCCGCGACAGCGCTTGCGAGGATCTTGATCCCTGCCGCGAGAGCGATCATCCCCAATCCGGTGGATATCATCCCTGAGGGGTTGGGCATCAGCTTGAGTGCGCCCACAACCAGTCCGAGAACGACCGCAAGACCCGTAAGTCCCTTAGCGAGCTCATTCCAGTTGAGACCAGACAACTGCTTCACTGCCTGAACCAGGATAAGAATGGCCCCGGCGAGAAGGATCAGAGATCCCATCACGAACGGCATCTTGGCGAAGCCAGCAGTACCGATGAACTTCGTGAATATGGTCAGAGCGCCCAGAAGCTGACCGAACAGAACCGTGATCGCCGCGCCAGCCTTGGTGAGGTCGTCGGGATTGATCTTGGCCAGAATGCTCAGGGAGACAGACAGAACGCCAATCGCAAGGGCGATCTGAAGAAGCGTCGCCGCCTTGAGTGTGTTCTGCATCGTGCTGAACGTACCGGTGAGATTTCCGATACCCTCGGATATGGCGTCGAAGATCCCACCGGCGCCGTCCCCGAATGAACCCAGGAACTTCTTGACGATCAGGAACAGACCAGCAAGGAGTCCAGTGTCGAGTCCGGCAAAGAGGGTCTTCATGTCGAAGCCCTCGAACATGCTGCCGAGATCGATACCGATGCTCTGCATAACGCGGGATATGTTGTCCCCGAGCTTAGAGAAGAAGTTTCCGACATTCTTCATGACCGTGAGGGTCTTGTCCCAGGCCTTGGAAACCACATCACCCAGACGTCCCAGAGGCTCGAGCTTTCGAGACACCCCTTCGACGCTCTTCTCAACATCCTTAGAATCGGTGTCCTTGAACAACGACCCGAGGAAACCCGCAAGCTTCTGAATAAGCTTGATCGGGATGGCGAGTACGGTACCGAGCCCCTTGAAGAAGTTGGTGAGGCCCTTGCCCTCCTTGATGCCGTTTCGGAGAGCAACCAGGAAATCACCGATCTTGGCGGTGAAGTTGAGGAATCCGCCGGAGCCCTTAGTGGCTACTCCGACCAAGTCAAAGATAGTGTGGACAACGGCCTTGACGACATCGACCGCAATCCCAAATATCGCGAAGACACCCGCGAACGTCCTCTTCAGTTTGTCTGCTGTGTCGCTCCCGATCTTGAGCTTCTCGGTGAAGTCCCGGAAGGACTTGGTCATGTCGGCAAGCTGCTTCCCGGTGGTGGCCGGGAATATCTGGCGAAAAGCGTCCTTGATCGGCTTGATAACCGATCCGAGAGCCTTGAACGAGTTGCCCAGACCATCGATGAGAGCGTCTCGTCCGCCGAACTTCTTCCACTCCGACAGCATCTTGTTCCGGGCGTCGGAAGAATCCCCGACCAACTTACCGATGGACTTGCTGACTCCTGTAAACAGGCCCTTCGCTTCGGTGAAGTCACCGAATATGAGCTGCCACGTGGTAGCCCAGCCGGAGCCGAGAGCTTCTTTCGTGGTGTCCATCAGTTGGGTGAAGGTCTTGACCTGGGTTGCGGATTCCTTCGCGACCTTGGCCTGGGCCTGGATCATCTTGATCTCGGCCTTGTTGAAACCTTCGGCCTTGAGCTGGGCATCGGTCATGTCACCGGTGAACTGCTTCAAAGTCTGAAGCAGAACCTTGTCAGTGAGCCATGGCTTCTGCCCCGGCTTCATCCTGATCGATTCGGTGAATGACTTTCCTTCGACCGTGACGGTCTTCATGGCGCCCTTGAGCTTTACCGCGCCGTCCTTCAGCGTTCCCAACTTCTCGGCGTTCATAGCCAGAGCGCGCTGGAAACCACTACTCGCCATGCCGGCGTTCACGACAGAGGTCCAGTCCTCCATGGTGACGGTGCCGGAGGAAATGGCCTGTGAGAGCTGATACATGACGTGTGACGCGCTCTCGGAGTTGGCCCCTGCCATAGCCGCAACGTTGGCGATACCCTTGATCGCCGCGGTAGAGGTCTTCAGGTCGACACCGGCAGAAGTGAAGGTGCCGATGTTCTTGGTCATTTCCGAGAAGCTGTAGATCGTCTGGTCGGCGTAATGATTCAGCTCATTCAGAGAATGCTTGACGTCGTCGAGCGTCGTTCCAGCCTGCTGAGTGTTAGCCAGGATCGTCTGGATCGAGTTGATGTTCGTCTCGTACTCTTGGAACCCCTGCATGATGGGGCCGAAAGAGAACGAATTCGCCATCCGGAGACCAGCCTGGGCAGCCTGCGCTCCGATGCTCATGAGAGCCCCGGTAGCCATGGTTCCAAGCGCCGAGAATTTACCGGCTAGTGTCGAAACGGCGCCCTCGATCTTCTGGAGCGAAGACGCGGCCTTGTCAGCCTGCCCCGAAGTCGAGGACAGTCCGCTAGTGAACTGCCCGAGGGAATTCCGCCCCTCGCTCACCTTGGAACCGAAGCTCGTCACGTGACCCACCAACGAAGAAAATCCGCTGGAGAGCTTACTGATGACTCCGTGCGAGGCTTCGATCTTCTGGGTGAAAGAAGACGCCACTGTAGAGGACTGCTGAACGCTGGTCGTGAACTGCCCAAGGGCGTTCCGGCTGTGCTCCATCTTCGAGCTGAACTGGCCGGCAACGGTGGAGACCCCCGCGAGACCCTTCGTGGCCCCCTGCAACTGCAAGCCCTTGTTGAGAGCCTCGAGAGAGCGAAGAGTCTGCTGAACGCCACGTTCGAACGCAGCATTCTCAAACTTCATTTGAACGACGCGCTCGTCAATAGAGCTCATGCGGAGGTCACCGCCTTCCATACCTTGTTAGCGATTTGGTCGAATACGGGCCTCATGGCCGGGTTGATGTAGTCCTGCCCTTGAACATACCCACCGGTGCCCGTTCCGTGCCCGTACTGAAGCATGATGGCAACCGGAAATCCGTGCTCGATGTCCTTGTTGGTCCACTTGATCGTGACAGACCTGCCGGAGTGTTCGATCTCGTATCCCCACGAGTCAGCGGCCAGCCCGGAGTCAACCGGAGTCCCCGAGATCAGAGCATTCACTCCTTCTCTGGCAGAAGAGTCCAGGGACTTGTAGACGTCCCCTCTTGCCATCTTCTGGAGGAATGCTTCTGTTCTCTTGGTGGAGCCGCTGACCGTAAAGCTGACCCATTCGGCTCCCATTTTGACTACTCCAGACCGGTCATCTTGCGTCCGAGTCCGGAGAGCGAGGGGTTGCCGACTCGGAGCGCTTCGACGCTCTCGAAGTAGACACGGATGACGTAGGCCTCGTCCGTCGTGTAGTTGAACGGCTCCTCGGTGAGAGGATCGGTTCCGTCCGAGGGGTGGTTCGCGAGCCATGCCGCGATGGATTCGACCTTGGCGAGGGCGCTGCGGACCGACATGACAGCGTCGGCCAGCTTCATGTCGAGCGTGCCCTTGTCGACGTTGTAGCCGAGACTCATTAGGCGTCCTCCTTAGGAAGCGGATTCGTAGGTGAAGTTACCCCGGATGTAGTCGGTGGAGGCCCATACCCAGGGAGAAATGGAATCGACATCGCCGGGGTTGACGGGAGTGCCGCTGAACATACCGCCAGCCATGCTCAGGATGAGGTTTCCGGTGCCACTGGTCTTTGCCCGAGCCATCATCGTGGTGCTACCGCTACCGCCCGACTGCATGTGGATGAACCCCATGGAGTCGCCGGATCGGGCAGCAGTAACCGGAAGACTGAACAACCAGTTGTCCGTCGTAGTGGCGGAAGCGCCAAAGTTGGTGGTGCTTCCGAACACGATCTCGAACTTGCAGTCGACCTTCCGGCCGTCTTTGAAATAACGACAGTCGACTGTGGCGTTTCCGAGCGAAGGAAGATGCAGACCCGAAGAAGTGGTCCACGTCGGAGTCCACGGAGTAGATGCTCCGAATTCGGTGTGCACCTTCTGCCATGCTGTCCAGCCACCTGCAGACGTCGCTGTACGGAACCACTGAACCGGGTTTGTAGAGCCACCGACATGCTGGGTGAATGTCTGCCGACCGAAGTCGGTACCTTCGATGTAGGTGATGACCTCGCCGGCCATGCCCGCGAAGTCCCAGCTCGATGAGGTAGCGGTGGTGTAGTACAGCCGAGACAGGCCGGCCGGGTAGTTACCCCGGGTCGTGGCCTGAGTGAAGCTTGCTGCGGTGAGCTGGACCATGAGCATCATCTGAGCCCACGAGGTCCAACCACCACCGCCTACAGAGGAGTTGTACTCACGAACCCACGCCTTGGTAGATGCTGTACCGCCAGAGTTTTCGTAGAATATCTGAGCGGTTCGGGTGGAGTCGATGCTCTCGGTGACGATGGTGCCGGCGCCGCCGTTGGGGGTCCAACCGGATCCCGCGGAAACCGACTGAAGCGAAGTGGCGTAGGGCCAGGAAGCAGGTGTGGCTGATTCCGCGATGCCGCTGACGATCTGGACCTTGTAGCCGGGAATCGACGCGAGACCAGCCGGCGTAACTGCTCGAACGGTGTCCGTTCCCGCCTGAGTTTCGGCCGAAGTGGCAAGCTCGACAACACCGGTAGCCGCCGTGGTGGCATTTCCGATGGTGCCGGCGTCGATAGTCGTTCCGTCGTACTTGGTGAGGATGAGATGGTTCGCTGAGTTGAACGTGGCACTCATGACCATGCCGTTTCGAATGGCCAGCATGGCCTCGGCGGTCAACCCTGTGACGGTAGCCATAGGACCACCTTTCTATTCGGAACTGATGGTGTAGGTGTCCTCGTCGATGAATACGGCGGTAGGCGAGGTGATTTCGAACGTCTCTTCATCGAGCATGCGAATAACGTCGAACGGAGCAATCGCCGTCCACGTCCCGTCACCGTTGTCGATGATGGTGAGCGAGGATATGGTGTCGTACGCCGCGATCAGATCATCCAGCGAAGGAAGTCTTGCCTGGTCTTCTTCGGTGCCGTAGAGAATATCCTCGACTGCCGAGATCACCGAAGGATCAGTGGTTCTGGTGTCGAGAATAACGTGCGCTGTTGGGCGATAGCCGTCCATAGTCGGCGGCTTGCACGTGATCTTCCAACTGAAGTCTTCGGGGTCGGTCTGCTCGGTGTACGTTCCGTTCGACCGTTCCGACGGCGCCGCCAGAGCGTTGTAGATGATGTGGAGTTTGTACCCCGCCGAGTCGTCCAGATCATTACCGATCATCGTTCGGTATGAAATGCTGAACGACTTCCGCCGCTGATGCGCGAGAAACAAACCAGAACGGATCTGGGATGTTCCGTTGCACACAGCGAATTCGTCAGGATATGTGAAGGCGGTGATGGTGCCCTCGAATTCCTCCGGGGAGGAAAGCGTCAGGTACTTGACCCCATCGATGTAGAACGATTGGGGGTCACCGCCGGAAGGGTTTTCGGTGACAGATGTCAGGCCGTTCCAGGGGACTCCGGGGTAGCCATCGACATACAGAACTCCCCGGTCAACTCCGGCTTCGAAATACCGGGAACCTGGAGCGTTCCAGTCGAGCCTTGACACGACAATATCCCCCTCTCATCCAGTAGTACCCAACTGGGCTCGTCGTTGCGCGTTCAGGTCTCGGTGCTGCTGAGCCAGCTTCGCCTTACTCATCTTCTTCTGAGGCTTGTTCTTCTCGCTGAACACCTTGATCAGAGTGAACAATCGGTTGAGGTTCCACTCCTCACAGGACTTGTCAATGCCTGAGGAGAACATCCAGTAGTAGATGACTTCGGAGGTGATGATCTCTTGACTGGGTTTCTGATTGGGGTCTTCAGTGAACCAGGTGGCCGTCTGCTTCGAGTCCAAGTAGGCATCGATCTCCCTGACGTTGCTCTCGGTCAGCGCGAGAAAAACCTCGTCAGGTACATCGGGCGTGATAGTCATCAACTTCACATACCGAAAGATCTCTTCGGCCGTCTTGTCCTTGGTGTGCAGGAAAGGCTTCTGGAATTCTGACTCCCATTTTGACAGGGAGACCAGAGAGTGCTCCATCTCAAGCTTAAACGCATCAACAGTTATGAACTCTTGAGTCTCCTCGTTGAATCCTTCGGACATTGGAACGATTAGTTCGAGCACTCTCTGGCCTCCTTTCTGCCCAGAGACACCTACTACGAGAAGGTGATGGTCCAGTCGTTGTCCTTGCCGGCCGGGAACTTGTAGCCGGCCTGCGGCTGGGCCTCGACGAAGACGTCCTCGGTGATCGGGCCGAAGGCGCCAGCCGGAACGAGCTCGCCGTCGACGTAGTAGTCGACACCGGTGATCGACGGGATCGTGACGATGTCCGTCGACGCGTTGTAGGTCGGCATGGTCGGGGTGACGCTGGTGACCGAGCCGGAGAAGAACGCGATGACCTCGGTCGGCGTGGGGAGACGCGGGTCCTGTCCGACGGTGCCGTACAGGGCGTCCTCGAGCGCCGCCAGAGCCGTTGCGTCCACCTTGGTGGAGTCGATGACCATGCTCGCCGTCGGCTTGTAGGGCTTGCCGGTGGCCGGGTCCGTCCCGCTGACAGCGACCGGAGTGGTCGTGAACTCCCACGAGAACGCCATCGCCTCGGGCGAGTCATTGACGGTCGCGTAGGCCTTCTCCGACGGGGCGGCGAGGGCGTTGTAGACCAGGTGGAGCTTGTAGCCGAAGTCGTTGCCGGAGACGTCGTTGCCGACCTTGGTCCGGTACGACAGACCGAAGGTCTTGCGGGACTGCTGCCCCATGTAGACGCCGGCCTGCGGAGTCGCGGTGCCGTCGCACTGGGCGAACTCGTCGGGGTAGGTGAAGGCCTCGATCGTGCCGCCGAACTCCTCGACGGACAGCAGGTTGAGGTACTTGATGTTGTCGGCGTACTGCGGGTTGGACTCGGCGCCGGACGGCGACTCGGTGAGAGTCGTCAGACCGTTCCAGGCGTAGCCGTTGTCGTAGACGCCGGAGGTGTTCGGGATGTACAGGACACCATGGTCGACGCCGGTCTCATAGAGCCGTTCGCCGGTGGCGTCCCAAGCGAGCTTGGACATGCGCTACTTCCTTTCAGAAGTACAGGGTGAACACGTAGTGGTGTAGGTTGTCCGCTGTGAATATGCGGTTGAGATTCGACAGCGGAAGCTGAGCGACATCGTCAGGAATAAGAGTGTCTGGATTCCTATCGATGATCGTCACCTGATATCGCTTGGTGCGACTGTATGGGTGATTGCCGGCGAACTCAGTCTTCGCGTTGTCCTGGGCATACACAATACAGGGGTACTGCATAGCCAGGTTGGAAGGGGGTTGGAAATATACGTTGGCCGATCCCAGCGTCTCCACCAAAATCGCGTGAAGCTCGAGGCGCTTAGGGTCTGGGGCCATTGTATACACCCCCTAGCCTCAGAATAAGGCGGGGGCTCTGTACCTCGATCTCAGAGACCGACCACAAAGCCCCCGCCCACTGAACATAGCGAATAGCAAAGAAATGCTCGTTCGCGTAAGCATCAGCAACAATGCTGACAGAATTACTCACCGAGAGGTCATTGTTGACGCTCTCACCTTCCCTGAACTTCAGCGAATTCCGAATCACGTCTCCGAAATGGGAGCGTTCGTGAATCTGGTCTTCGTGCACGCCGGGGGAGGTTTCTACAGTTACACCGTATCCCACCTTTCCAGAAAATCGTGTCATGACTTGGGCCGCCTAGCTTAGGCGTGCTTGCGCGTGAACTGCCAGGACGCCGTGGCCTCGTTCGCGATGAAGCGACCGGCAGCCGCGACGGCGTAGACGGTCGTGGACTGACCGGCCGCGAGAGCGGTCTGGGCGCCGGCGGTGAGCGTGGTGCCCGCGCTGTCCTTGTAGACCAGACCGGTGACGGTCGGGATCGTGGCGACACCAGTGGTGGCGTTGAAGCCCGGCTCGACCGGGACGACCTCGGTGTCAGCCGCGGCGGTCTTCATGACGACCAGGGCGGACTTCGGCTTGAGGAGAGCGCCGGACATGCGGGTCTCGATCAGGTACTTCTGCTGGTTGTAGTCGATGTCGAAGTCGTCGAAGAGGCTGACCTCGCCGCCGCGGTCCGTACCGACGTTGTAGTCGTCGAGGTTGACGATGATGCCGATCAGCCCCGCGACCTCCTTCATGACCTCGACGGTGACGATCTGCTTGACGCCGAGAGCGTCAGCGACGGCCTGCTTCGTCTCGTAGAGGCGCCGGCCCATCTGGTCCTTGGCCTTGAGGAACTTGTTGAGCTCGGGGATGGTGGTGAAGAAGGTCGGCGTGCCGGTGCCCTTGTAGTACTCCATGCCGTCCATGACGACGTCCACGACCTCGTCGTAGGTGGAGTCCGCGTCGTCGACGTTGACGTTCAGCGTGGTGACGAAGAGCTCGTGGTCGTTGAGGATCGAACGGATGCCGTCACCGGCCGCGCCGATCGGCTCCTTGACCTTGTCCTCGTCCGCGACGTTCCGGCCGTCACCGATGAGGATCGCACGGGCGATCTCCTCCTCGAGCATGAGCCGCATCTCGGCCTTGAGGAAGGCGACGATGTCGAAGTCCGTGATGTCGATGATGTCGTCACGGTCGAGCTTCTGCTTCTTGTAGAGCGTGGTGGGGCCGGTGGTCCGCTTCGTGACCCCGAACCACTCCTCGAGCTTGTAGTTGCCCTTGATGTAGCCCTTGGCGCGGGCCTCGTCCTGGGTCAGGTCGGCCGCGAAGGTCTTGATCCGGGAGAACGGGGTGTGTCGAGTACCGCCGAGGACGGTGGCCACCCACTCGGTCCGACGCTTCTCGAGCTCGATCGTCCCGGTGGCCATCTTGGCGTCCGGGAAGAGGATGTCGATGTTGTCGATGCCGTGCTGGAGGGTGTCGGCGTAGTGCTGGACCGCGTCTCGCAGCGAGCCGCACTTGACGGCGTCCGCGAAAATGCCCTTGATGGCGTCGTGGCTCAGAGCAGCGGACTTGTTGCCGCCCTCGGTCTTGTCGGTGGACTGGTCGAACACGTTGCGCGACATGTTGTCGGCTCCTTCCTTGTGGGTGAGGTCGCCCTCGCCGGGCTTGTCGGAGTGGGCGGCGTCGGCCGCGGCGTTCTCGAGGGCCACGCCGATGAGGTAGTGAACGACGTTCTGCTCCTCCTCGGACATGCCGTCGTAGACGTCCTGGACGGTCATGTCGGCCGCGTGCTGCAGGCCTTCGTCATCGTCCTCGTCATCGGCGAAGTCGTGCTGGTCGTCGTCCTCGGTGTCGAGAGCGTGCTCGAGCTCGAGTCCGGTCTTGATGATGGCCTCGTCGTCCATCTCGGTGATCGAACCGTCACCGTGCTTGATGTTGACGAAGTCGATCACCGCGCCGGGGTTGGCGCCGGCCAGCACCAGGCTGACCTCACGGATGTTGCCGTGGGTGACCTTCTTGCCGGTCTCCATCAGGTTGTTGGCGTAGATCGACAGGTGCTTGATGTCCCGGTGCTTGACCATGGACTTGGCGTTCTGCCCCTGCGGCGTGTCGTTGAAGAACGCGTAGGCGTAGATGCCCTCGTCGCGGTGCTCCAGGACCGCGTGTCCCAGGACGTTGTCGATCTTGTTGTGTCCGTGCTGGTACAGCAGCGGGACCTGAACCTGGTCCATGTGCTCGAAGGCGCCGGGCATGATGGTTCGGCCGTCGGTGCACTTGAGCCCAGCCTTGGTGGCCCAGCCGCCGAAGTCGGCTTCCAGAGTTACTGCCATTTTGACTGTCTCCTTCCTACTTCGATGTGTTTCGCCGGGCTCCGACGGAGCCGTCCTTGCGCATCTTGGCGATCCGCTCTTGAATGGTCTTGATCTTCTCGTTCAACGACTTGATCTGAGCCTCGGGAGTATCGAGCTTCTCCCTGCGCTTCTTGTCAGCCTTGGCCTTCGCAGCTTTCTGCGCAGCAGTGAGCTTTTCGGTCTTACCCGATGACTTCTGCTGAGAAGCGGACTTCGTGGGGTCCGCTTTCTTCGTTTCGACGCCACTGCGCTTCTGAGCAGCTTCGGTGAGCTGCTTGAGGACAGCACGAAGCTTTTCGAGACGTCCCTTGAGGGCCGCGATCTGGGCTTCTTGCTTCTTCCGCCGTTCGGCCTGTCGCTGGGCTCTCGTCTTCTTCGGAGGCGCCTTAGGGCGAACAGCACCCTTCTTGCGGCCCTTCAGTTTCCGAGTTCTCAGGTAGTACTCACGCCGCTTAATCGCGTCGTAGTTGTGAAGGAGCTCGTCATCCATCTTCGATACCGAGATCCGCGAAGATCTGGTCGAGCGTGGCGTTGAGCTCATCCAGGCCACTCGACACGACGTCGGCACCGGGGTCGTCAACAGCGTCCGCGTTGGGATCGCCGGCGACATCGGTTGCATCTGTCGGCGGAGCAGCACCTGTACCCATGTCGGTTCCAGGCTGAGGCATGTTGCTGTTCACGAGCTGATCAGCCTTCGGATCCTGAGAAGGCTTGAACCCGATGCCCTGACGGATCTCGTTCGAGCTGAGGATCTCGTTCCGGGTGAACTTGTCGGCGATCTCGGCAATATCAGCCATCGGAACCAGAGCGAACGGGTCACGGAAGTACATGACCGATTGGCCCTGCGTCCGAGCTGTCTTCGTCAGGAAGGCGCGCCTCATGGCCTCCGTGACCGCCTGAATAACAGGCTGGATCGTCCGACTGTAGTAGTTCAGCATGGCCTTCTCGTCGGCCGTGCCGTTCATGACCTCAGGAGTCAGACCGAGTTCGCTGTAAAGCTTGTCGGTCAGATACTTGATCTGCTCCAAGAGGTTGTTGTCCACCGGGCGGTTGAGCTGAGTGATCTTCTCGGTACCGTCGGTGTAGGCGATACCGTACTTGCTCCCCTTGAGCTGGAACTCAATATCCTTACGGCGCTGTTCGGCCTGCTGGCGTCGAGCGTCAGTCTTGATAACGTAGGGGAGCTGAATGATCATGTCGAGCTTGCCGGAACTGGAAGCTTCGTCGACCGTGTCAAGCATGGTCAGCTTCCGGGTGAGACGCTTCAGCGTAGAGTTCGGCTCGTTCATCACCGCGTAAAGCGGATTTTCAACGATGGCCGTCATCTGCTTCGGAACCGTTACGATCTTCGTCTCGCCGAGACGCTGGTCATAAAGACTCACCCGAACGTGCCCTGGTTGCCAGCCTACGATCTCTCCTACTCGGAGTTGCTGAATATCGTAGCCGCCAGTTTCAGTAGGACTGAGACTCGTCTCGACAGGGACGATCGCGATGACGCCCTTTTCGAAAATGGTGTGAGCTATGTCCTGTCGGAACTGGCGAGGGAGCTGATCCAAGTTCGGGTCTACGGTCAGACAGTCATGAAGACCGCTGGTCGTAATATCGTTGAGGTACCGGCCATCAGCGTCAGTCCGGACATGCCTGATGTCGATCCCCGAAACATCGATACTGAGTCGGGTGTAGATCGACGAGATGAGCGTTCGTTCGTTGCCGTAAGAGGCACGACGGCGGTCAGGAGGGCTGTAATAACCCAGCGTCGCACCGGTGGTGTGAAGCCCGTCAAGGTAGTCCGGATCCGTGAAAACATTCCAACCGTGGCGAATGGTGGACTTAACACGTGAAAACAAGTTTGCCATGAGTCACCTCCTCTCTGAACTAGTGGCTCGGAACTAACCGATCCCCATGTCTCGAAGGAGATTCCGGGCGGCCTTGTGTCCGTTGGGGTCGGCGGCCTTGGAGTAGGCCTTCTTACCCGCTTCGAAAATTGTCTTGTCGATGCCGGCCTTGTGCGCATAGAGGGCACCACCGACGATGATCGCCGTAGCCGCGGAGGCATACTGCGAATTGCCCCGGAGGATATGGCTGGTACCCCGAATACCCTTACGGGTACTGTTGACCACGTTCTTGCGCTTGCGTTCGGACTGAGCCTTGGCTGCGTGCTTGGACGTGTCCTGGCGATCGAGGTGATGGTCGAACGCCTTCTTGTAGGCGGGGTTGTTCTTGCTCCTACCCTCGACGGTTGCCTTGATCAGCTTTCGTCGGGTGCCGGCGCCTTCACCGTAGAACTGCTTGGCTCGGGCGAACTCTTTGGCGTCCTTCTTGGCGGACCGGTTGGTGCTACGAGAAACACCAGGAGGACCGTCATGACGAACGCCCCAGTGCATGCCCTTCACGCCGTAGTGTATGACTTCTCCGTCGGCGAGAGAATTCAAGTACTCGTCGCTTATCGGAATGAAGCCTGGTTCACTACTCAATTGCAGGAGTTTCTCGTCCAGTGCTTTCTTACTCGGGAAAGCCGAGGGGACAATAAAACCCGGAGTTCTACTCACGCTATCTCACCTCCTTGAAAGGCGTGGGGTCTACGCCAAGTTCCTGGTGCAGGG